CGCGACGACTACTGATGCAGCAGCCTTTTCGATCTCTGAACTGTGCTGAAGCATCTGCGCCTGTAGCTCTGCCTTCACTTTGTCTTTCTCGACGGTGTCGGGCAGCACCCGGTCGAGTACGTTGCCGACAACGGGTAACAGGCTGCTGATTAGTCCAATCATTCTGCTTTCCTTATGTCGCTGACAGGCACATGTTTTCCATTATGAATGTGTAGTTGGTGGTCCATTTCTTTCCGTAGCTGTTCACAATCTCGTAAGAGTGTCGCCATCGTCATGTGGTCTCGACGGAGGTTCTCCGGCGACGACATCTGGGCCAATATGTTGATCCGCTGCTCCTGCTTTTCGGTTCTTGTGTCGAGTGAATCGATGCGTCGATCCATGCCGCGAAGGCGCTTTTCCATGTCGGCTACAGCTTCTAAGATGACCTTGATTTGCATTTTGCCGACAGCAGCAGCCCCGGCGACACTAAATAAAATGCCGCCCAAGGTTATAATCAATCGGAGATCAATTGCTCCTTCCATACCGCACCTTCTGTCCCGCAGGACTTGGCTCAACGAACGTCCAGCTTTCCCCCATCATTATGATGCAGAGAGCGCCGTTTAGTTCTGGCGGTGACAATGTGAGCATCCAGTAGCCTTCTGACGATACAGACAGTTTGACCAGACCTCCCTCCCTGATACCTACGCCTTTGACGTGTTCGATTGGCTCGAAGACCTTTGCTTGTTCAGCGCCAAGGCAGTTGTATTCGTTCGAGCTAACGGGAGGCACAAAAAAGGCCGTCAGAATGACAGCCAGCAGGAAAACGAGAAATGGTCGAGCCGTCACAGTAGCGCGGCCTCAAGGATAGCGTTGCGCCACTCATCACCGTTGTCGGGCATTGCGTCTGAGTCAACGCCGCGATCCAAATTGACCCGCCCCATGCGGCCACACCAATCACCAAACTGCTCTTCTGTTTCGATGCCGGTCATGTCAGCCCCATTGTCAGAAAACCATTGAATCCGGTTACGCGCTATGATCACGCTGGGCCACTCTCGACCAACCAGATCGGCTAGATAATTAAGCGGCGCACACTCGTCGCAACAGCCGCCTCGCCAGACGTATTCGGCTGGGTCAGCTTCAGATCGCCACTGTCCATAGCTGCCCTGTTCTGCACACCACAGATCGAAATCGCGGCCTGTCTGGCCGTTACTGACGTAGTGATCGTAGCCACGCTGATATGCACATCTGAGGCAGTAAACGTCTGTGCAGCTATCGACATCGCACGTCGTGATCAGCGACCGCAGACCTGTCGGCAGAGCCTCTAGCTGCTCAAAACGGCCCGACATTTGTGCGGCGATTGTGTCGTAATTCGCATCCGCTGCGACCGGCTCAGTGATACTGAGTGACGGCAGATAGACCGCCGCGCCTGTGTCGTATACTTGGTCGATCAAAATCGGGTGACGGTCTGTCGCGGTGTTCTCGACGCTGATACCGATTGCTATTGCACCCGCCTCATGCGCGGCGATCTGCGTGACGTAGTTTTCATAACGAGCCGTCGCAAATGCGTAGGTGATGTCCTTTGCAAATCCTGCGCGAACCGGGCGCATATCGTCGGTGCTGCTGATCGTTGGCAGGGCAACATACGACCGCTCAAACGTCCGCACGTTTGTTTCGAGCCAATCGCAGACCGCGTCGAACTCTGCCCGTTCATTTGGAGCGCCGTCATAGCCCTCACGGAAATGCAGCGCCGCGATTTCGTGGTCGGTTGTCGAGAGAAACTGATGCAACGAATAGGCGCTGTTCACACCGCCGGATGCTGGTATCAAAATTTTCATCAGGCTGCGCTCCCTGCGACTGTTCCACTATTATTCAACGTCACGGTCCTGCTGTTCTTTCTCAACGCAAACCCTGCCGCTCCTCCAGCGCCACCGGCACCGGGGGATTGGATTGGGCAACTATTCGTTCCTCCGCCATATGAGCCTGACCCGCCTTGCGACCCGGCTTGGCCGAAGCCCCCGGCAGCGCCACTCGAGCCATAGGAGCCATAGACGGGTGTCGCAAACTGGCACTGGTATTTACTATCGTAGGAGCTGCCTCGTATCCCGCGCTGTCCGCCGCCGCCGCCGCCGCCACCGCCTCCGCGCAGCGACCCGCCGGATAATACGCTTACTATATATGTGCCGCTGCCGCCGGTCAGCGTTTCAAAGAACAGCGCGTCCCCTCCAGCAGAACCCGGCACTGCCACAAGGCCACCGTTTGCCCCGGTGTACCCATCGACAGAACCTGAGATGTTGATAGTCAGATCGCTGTCGGCGTTGAGCGCACCTGTCCGCAGCGCGTGGGTGCTGCTGCCGGAGATCGTAACGCCCGAAGCGATGTTGACAATGATCGGTGTGCTGTCGGTCGATGCGTTGTACCCCGCCGCCGTCGCCAACGTCAGGATGTTCTGTTCGCTGGCGCTCGACGTGATGTCGAGAACGATGGCCGCAGTCGCGCTGTAGAAATTAGCTAAAGTAATTGCCCCGCTCGCCGGGACGCTTGCGTTGTTCGTGCCGACGAGGCTACCGCCAGCGTAAAATTCCGACATAGAGTTAGGCGTGGTGTCCCCAAACTCTGTCGCCAAATCGGATAACGATATCGCGCCGCTCGCTTGCAGGGCCATCAGCGGCGCTCCTTCAATTCATCGATCTCAGCCTTCAACGCTTTGACGCTTTCGATCAGCAAGCCGACCAGGTTCTGGTATTTGACACCTTTGGCACCGCCCTCGGCGCTTGTGAGTTCTGGCAGTACCTCTGCTAGTTCTTCGTAGATCACGCCCTGCGACTTCTCGCCGGAATCCTTCCACGTCCAGCTTACGCCGCGCAGCTTGCCGACCAGTTCGAGCGGGTCAGAGATGGTCACGATGTCGTCTTTCGCCGCTGCGGATGAGTACGCCGTCACGTCTGCCGTGGCGTAGATCGCCCCCGAAACGTGCAGCTTGTACGAAGGGCTGACGCCAATACCGACGTTGTTGCTGGCGTCGATTTGGATTGCGTCTCCGTCAGCGCGGATCGCAGTTTCGTTAGTCAGCGCCATTATTCACTCCATCCTGCGGGCTGTTTCGTGACCGTCGGCGGCACCCGCTGCTTGTCTATCTGGCTGTCGAGTGCGCTCTGGACCGCAGCTTCGTCCGTGTTGATGTCCGCCAGCACCCAGCCTTTGACCTGCTCGCGGGTCACATTGTTAAAGGCCACGAAGCCATCCCCCGGTGCGTTGAGAGAAACTGACCCGTAGGCGGATGTCGTCAGCGGTTCTGCGTCATCAGAAACAGCGGTGACGCGCCAGTGGACCGTCTGGATTGCATCAGCGTGTCCGTCGATCTCGGCGGCGGCTACTTCGAGAGGATCGAACGTCCATGTGTATGTGTTAGGCATTATTTAGACTCCAGTTCTTTGACTTTTGCGGACAGCGTTTTGACCGCTTCGATCAGAAGGGCAACGGTGTTTTGATAGGCAACGCCGACGTGGCCTTCCTTTTCGCTGGTCAATTCGGGGATGACTTCCTTGACCTCCTCATAGATGAGGCCCACGGCTTTCTTGCCGCTTTCCTTCCACTTGAAGGATACGCCGCGAAGCTGCTCGACCAGATCGAGCGCGTCGGGGATCGTGGTGATTTCGTCTTTGGCGACGGCGCTGGAGTAAGCCGTGACGTTGCCAGTGGCGTAGATGTCGCCGGAGACGTGCAGCTTGTAGCTGGGGGACACGCCGATCCCGACATTCCCGCTGCTGGTGATACGCATACGTTCTGAACCAACCGTACCAAAAGTAAGATGTCCTGCTTGGACGTTACCCGAACCACCGCTGTTAGATGTGAGTAGTGGCTTAATGAACGCCATTTCTTCGTCTGTATCTGAACGACCTGCTGCAAAAAATGCGATCTTATTTCCTGCATTGGTAGCATTAACTGTAGAAATAATATTAAGAGTGCCAGACCCTGTTGCTGCACTTAAATCAAGGATGCCACTTGGTGCCGAAGTCCCCAGCCCTAGCCGACCATCGCTGGTGATCCGCATCTTTTCGCTACCGTTAGTAGCAAAAGCCCAACGACCACTCGCCCCTTGAACACCAGCGATATATGTGTTGAGTGCTGTGGTTCCAGCCTCGATAACACCACCAGAAGCCATTTGAATAGAACCATTAACGGTCAAATGTCTTGTCGGCGTTTGTGTGTTGATGCCAACAAGGCCGGTGCCGGTGACGCGAATACGGTTTGTGTTCGCTGTCCTTAGATCGATATAACCAGCATCGAAAGCGGTAAGAACAAGTGGGCCTGTGCCTCTGTGGGTTAATTCTGAAGATGTATTGGGTCCAGTATTACCTCGAATAAGGCGTAATCCATAATCCGTATATGTAGCATCGCCAATAAGGTCAACATACGAAAAACCGTTTCCGGTCCTTCCATAACCAACTTCAAAATTTCGTGTTTCTGTGCTAGAGGCATAAAGGGCTGCTACACCATCTACCTCTAAATCATATGTTGGCGATGTTCTACCAATACCGACATTACTGCCACTGATAGTCATCGCGCTGGTGCCGCCGGTCGTGAACCCGATCTTGTCAGAGGCGGGGCGGAACAGGCCGGTGTTCGTGTCGGCGCTGAACGAAATCGACGGCGCTGCTGCCGTTCCATCTGACGCACCGGACAGCGATCCAGCGGGGCCGGTGTCGCCCTGTACGCCCTGTATGCCCTGTGGGCCGGTCGCGCCTGTGTCGCCGCGAGGCACTGTGAAATCGAATGTGGCGGCTGACGATGATCCTGAGTTTGTGACCGCCGCGCTAGACCCAGCGGCTCCTGTCGTCGTAGACCCCACTGCGATTGTAGCAGCGGTGCCGACATTTCCTTGGATGCCCTGTATACCCTGTATGCCCTGTGCGCCCGTGTCGCCACGCGGAATGGTGAAGTCAAGGGTGTGACCGGTCGCCGTGACCGACGCGCTCGACCCAGCCGCACCCGTCGTTACCGTGCCGATTTCAGGATCGACGCCGGTAGGCAGCGTGGACATGTGCATGACCTCGATGTTGCCGGTGCCGGTGGGCGGGGCAGACGAGAAGGTCAGCGTGGTGCCGGAGGTCGAGTAAGTGTCCTTCTGTTGGTAGACGCCGCTGATGTAGACCATCGTATTGTTTTCGGTCGCGGGGGACTGCGACATCGTGAACGCGGTTTGCGAGCCGGTGCCGTTGAAGCGGTCAACGGTCTGCGTACCAGCGTTACTAGCAGCGGATGCTGCACTGGCTGCTGCGGCAGTCGCGCTGGCCGCACTTGCTGTTGCACTGCTGGCAGCGTTGGTTGCCTGAGTAGACGCCCCAGTTATCGCCGCGATGTTGGTGGCGTTCGTGTTAATCGACGCAATGTTGGTAGCGGTGGTGTTCACGTTAGTGATTGAACCGGCCACAGTGTCCATTGCCGTGACGTTTGCGCTGGTGCCAAGTGTGTTCATGTCGGACACAACGTCTGCCGTTGCCAGCACGTTCATGTCCGCAACAAAGTCGGCGGAAGCAACGGTGTTTAGGTCAGAGACAAAATCTGCTGAAGCGACTGTATTCATGTCGGCAACGAAATCAGCGGTGCCAATGATCGCCATGTCGGCTACTGCATCAGCGGTGCCGAGGCGTCCTATTTCTGTAAGTTTGCCTGAGACAGCCGTGAGGTTCGTTTTGTCGCTAGGGGATAGCCAGGTGGTCTCAAGGTAGTTCTTAGTGACAGCGTCCTGAGCATCCACAGGGTCAGCCATTGACCTGATTTTCTTACTGTCGGCACCCCAGTGGCCCGTCGCATCCAGGTTAATTTTACCTGCCGCGTCATCCGCCGTTTCCTGTGCGGAATAGAGTAGCTGATTGATCTCAGTGTTTAGATCGGTTGCCTTTAGCGTGGAGCTATTGCTGAAGACAACTGACGGCGTGGTAATCGGCGTATTACGCTCCACCTTAATCGCGACACCGCTCGCGACTGCTGAGTTATCTGATGTTTTCTTGATCTGGACAGTGGTGCCACCAGTTTGGATCGTTGCCGTATATAGGCTCCCACCAGCAGCGGTGGAAACTCCATCAACATAGAAAACTAGGTGACTTTCATTGATGTAACTGAAGGGAATGTTAAAAACTAATGTGCTTCCATCCCCTGTGTAAGTGATGTCAGCAAAAGCCATCTATTGTCGTCCTTTAATCATTTGTTCCAGATTGAAATTCTTTCGCGACCTGAGTAGGTCTCTGCGATCCTCAAGGTCGTCCTTGATTGCGTTTGTGAACGCCTTTGAGCCGGAAGGAGCATTATTGCGCCTGCCTTCGATCCTAAGTTGTGCCTTTGCGGCGTCTCTGTAGTATTGGAATATCCGGCCAATCGTCATGGCCCTTGGGGTGTCTGGGTTATCCCTGTCGCCTGGTGGCAG